GTAATCTTCCTAGCAGTTCCCTAGCGGTAGATGCCTTGTTTGCAAGAATACCAATATTAACACTATCATAAAAGATTGCATAGTAAAGAAGATAAGCGACAACCGTAGTAGATTTGCCTGTTTGTCTTGGGAGCTTTGCGATGTTGAATCTTGTCTCATGAAAATCACTCAAAATCTTTTTTTGAAAATCATACATCTCAAAAGGCACCAAACCTTCGTCAAGAGAGATGATTTTTATATAGTTCATCGCAAAGTAAATAGGATCATTTTTACACTTGATCCACTCATCAATTTGCTTCTTTGTAAATTGTATTGGGGTCCCAGCCTTTTTCAGGTTGGGATTACCCAAATATACATCAGTACCAGTCGCCAAAACAAAAACCTAGTTCACCACTAGTATTTAGAGATCTCCAAATTTATCATTTAATTCATTGATAGAATCTCTTTTTCCTTTGATCATACCATCAATATATCCTGCGCGATATTCCCAAGTAGTTCCACCCTCTTTTCCTTTTGATGGGTTGATACAAGTATTATCTCCTAAGTTATTACAAACTAAACCAGCAAGGTCTAGTTCACTTCTATCATATGATGCGGCAGTGCCACTGAAGATGTGTTTGCCGTTAATCCAAATAGCACCACATTTAGGACATTCTTTTCTCTCTAGTTTGAGATCCGACAGTTCCTTATCGTTGGTCATCTTTTAATTCCTTTATGAGTTTATTGTAATCAGGTAAATCCTTTATGAGTTGTTGTTCTAGTTTACGTCTCATCATAAACGTTCTAAATTTAATCCACTGATATCTAATCATAAGATCAATGTATGCGAAGAGACGCACTGTTTCTTCCATACCTGCATATGCTACAAGTAAAACGAAACCAGTAAGTAATACGTATATGCCAAGCATGATAATATTCCACTACAAACATTATAGTGTATGTAGTGGAAAAGAATGTATCGTTTAGCTACTTTTTTATAAGTGTGGGTTTACACTTATTCTATTAACGTGCCATGTTCTCTACGAATCTCTCTTAGTTTTTCTAAGTTCATATCTTTAGTGCCTCCATCATAGGCATGAGCGTACCCTTCAGTAATCATCTGCTCGTTCAATGATATTTCTGCGTCTCCAATATATAACCAACCAAGAAGGCGACCGTACTTACCCATACCGCCAACCAATTCAGTTCGGACAGAGAGTTCATCATCACCAGCAATAGCACCTTCTAGTTTTTCTTTCATCCAGTTGGTAGCATCTAGTCCCAGAGCTTTCTCGTCAAGGTTTCTAGTTCTCTTCTCTGGCGTATCAACTCCAGCAACTCTAACTCTTTCTTTCTTGTATAAATCAAACCCGAGGTCGATAGTAACATCAATAGTATCACCATCAAGGACACGATTGATCTCCGTCACTCGAAAGTTGTAGCAGCTCTTCCTGCTCGGTGGCGTCATTGCTCCCATCTTCTAACTCTGCAAATGCTTGTCGTAGTATGTATACGACTACGAACAATGCTCCGGCAACTGCTAGTATTACACATATAATTACCGACCATACAGGATCAGTAACATTATCAAGAGGGCGTAATAATAAATTCATTTCTTAACAGGCCAAGTAAGTTCCATTCCTATAGTAAGTAGTATTACAAATCCAAATACAAATATAGCACTCATAGTTCATTAAATTTATAATCTAACATCATTCGGAAAAGAGAATCTCTCATTACCCATAGGTGCTCTTGTTCTTCTGCTGGTCGAGCAGGAAATCCTTCCCACATTTCTAACCTCTTTATCACACAATGGTGTAAGAGACGTATATCTTCTATTGTTAAATTGACAGTGTAGTCCGGTTCCTTATTCATGTTTGTGGAAAGGTTCCCAGTGCTGCCAATCGTATTTATGAACTGCCCACATTCCTATGATGGGGACAAAGACTAAAATGGTTGAGAGAAATCCTAATCCGTATGGGTTGTTTAATACAACCCCACAGAATCTAGCGAATTGTAACATCATACTGGATAAGCGTTGTTGATTCCCCAGATAACAAAAAAAGCAATGCTACCTAAAATTACTAACGATGGTATTACTTTCATATCGTTTTTGCGTTTGTCCATAAGTCTCGGAAATAAAAATCGATACTAGTTAATGTTCCTTCTGGATGATTGTTATCAGAATCCGCCCATTGATAACTGAAGTGCATCATCTCCATTGTGATATGACTTGTACCATACATTCTTGAAAATGCTGATAAAGCAAAGTTATATCGTTTTTTTAATTCGGGAGACCAATTCATTATAGTCTCTCAATTTACGTGAACAACACCAGTCATACCTGCTCCCTGATGGGGACCACAGAAGAAGTTATAGTCTCCTGCGTCAGCAAATACAACGTCCTGTGTTTCTCCTGGAGCAAACAGTAATGATTCTCTAGAGAGATCAGGACGTGCTTCTACAATAATATTGTGTGGTGGTAGTGCTTCGTTGATAAAGTGAACTGTGTCACCTGCCGAGATTGTGATCTCATTAGGTTCAAATACTAGGTTCCCACCAGAACCCATTACTACATCTACTGCCCATACTGGGGCAGCAAAAAATAACACAACCAGAATCGTAATTAAAGATTTCATTTCGCTACAGAATGTTGTTCTTTGTAAGTGTTGAGTTTTTGAATTAAATCGTTATACTCGTCCCACATGTATTCAGAACCCGTCTTCTCTTGGTAGAGTTGGCAAGCTTTGACTAAACGTGTGATGTCGCTGTCATTTAAACGCATTGTCATATCAGAACTCATAATATAATTATAGATTGTGTGAGTAAAATTGCTCTATTTTAACATACTTTTAACAAGTATGTCAGCAATTCCACTTACGTAGTGATTTGTTGATTCTGCTGTCCTTATCGTTAGCAGTTTTTTTGCTGGTTAGTTTCTTTTTCATGCCCTTCATTCGAGCGCAGAACGATGCCCTGCGGGGGTTTCCAACCTTTTTGCTTGGTGCCTTAAGGTCAGATCCTGGATTTTCCTTTTCATAAGATCTTCGTCCCTTTTCATTGAGACCTCCTTCTTTGTTTTTGCCTGCTTTTTTTGTCCAGGCTGCTTCTGTGGTGAGTTCAAAACTTTCTTTGGCAGTCCTCGCCGCCTTTTGAAAAGCATCCTTAGCGGGGTAGTCCTTACTACCTGACTTCGCTGGTGCTTCTCCTCGTTTTCGCTTTGCGTGGATATTTGCGTAGAGACCGCGCTTTGCTTCACAGAGTTCTTTTAATTCTTTATAATCTCTCATGACAACCGACGAGGGTGTACGAGATTATTTAGCGTTTACCCCCACTCATATCCTTAAGCATCTTCTGAAGCTCTGCTGTAGATCCTACAAACATAGCATTGTTGGTAATTTTAGATGGTCCTTTCTTATCCTCGTCAAGATCTTTCATCTTCTTATGAAGATCAGCAAGTTTGTCTGTCATGTCTGCGACGTGCTTCATTGCCGCTACAGCGACTTCATACGCTCTTGGGTGCCCTGACTCCTGAGCGACCTCTAATGCCCCGTTGACCGCCTCCTGACCCTTGTCTATGAGGGAGTATAATTCAGTACGTGTATATCTGTAATCTTTTTCACGATCTTCAGCATCAACCTTAGGTGGTTGTGGTTTAGATGGTTTGGATTCCTCAACAGGTTCAGCACTAATGTTGAGGATTTCCTCCATGTTATCTTCTAGGTTACTCATAAGAATTGAATCCCTTCATTAAATCCAAAGTCATCACCAGCATCAACTAAGGCATCATCGTTTACATCGATAACTCCATCAGTATTGATATCTGTAATTGCTTTTGGTGTATATGTTCTTGTAATTGTTCTACGACCGACATCAAGATCGCCCAAAGTTTCATGGATAATTGCTTTCTTGATGACATCCGCAGTGTTGTATGGACCATACAGATACGATTTCATTGTAAACTGTAGTGTATAAGCAATATATCTACGCTCTAGAAAACTATCATCCCACTCATCTTCTCCACTGATACCATTTAATATGATAGCAATATCACGTTTCTCATTCATGTCTGGTATCATGTTAAGAGTGATACTAAAAGATGGTTGAAAATATGGCAGAATTTGCTCTACAATCTGTAAAGCATCATCTTGAGATTTGGCAATAACTCCTAGTTCAAAATTTATATTATAAGGAACAGGAACATATTGAACTCTAACTTCACCACCATTACCATCAATGATAGTTTTGTATTTTTGAATTGGTGATGTCTTACGGGAAGAATCGTAATCAATTCCTGTCATCTCAAAGTAAATACGTGGCAAAGTAATTGCCACTTTACTGCTGCTAGCATTCTCTCCAATACGAACCAAGAACTTTTGTTTTGGTCCGTAGGCAAGAGGAACTTTAATTTCCTCTAAAACTTCTCCTGTCTCAGGATCAGAACTCTTCATTGTGATATTATTGAAGAGTGTACCAAATGCAATAATGTTCTTGCGAACTATTTGGTTATAAAAATGTGATCCTAACATTAGATGCTATCCGTAAAGTTGCCAAATTCACCGAATGGATTACCTTCAGTCCAGTCGATAATCTCATCACCAGAATCTTCGATCTGTCTATTCTGATCGTAGTTGCTGTTGGTATTATTTAGAGTGTCGAATGTCTCAGGACTCCACTTGGCACCTGAAGTTATACCAGTAATTACTTCAGCAGTAGTAAAGGTTCCTGTTCTATTGTAGACTTGGAGAGCTCTGGTTGCGCTATCCCAGGACTTAACTTCTGCTCTGTTATCTTTGGGTGAGTAATCAATTGTGATAGTAGGCGCAGAACTATAACCGCTCCCGCCACTGGTGATAGCAATGCCGTTAACAATGCCAGTAGAGCTAACCGTTGTAGTAGCAGTTGCACCTGTTCCACCTCCTCCAGAAATAGTTACGGATGGTGGTGTAGCAACTTTATAATGTGCTCCAC